TTATTCGCGGGGAGAAATTTGCCCTCGCGTTCCCACGACTGCATAACGTAGCCTACGTTTTCGTTCTGTTCAAAAAGGGTTTCAAGGTATGTGATGATCTGCTGTGCTGGATTCCACACAGCGGGCGAGGATATCTCCTTGCCCTCAAGCCATTTCTTATCAACGATAACATGATCGTCACGTTCTATGTAATCGTCCCATTCAAGGATATGTCCCTCGCCGCAGCCGAACGTCATACCGTTATCCTTTGCAAGCTGTACGATGGTTGCACCTGTGACGGGGTTAGCAGAGCCGTTGAAGCTTTCCCACTTTTTTTCGCATTCGCCCGTGTGATAGCGGTAGATATCGCGTCTGCTCCAGTTGTCCCAAACGCTTACGGAATATCCCTCGTATTTTAGCGCCATTCCTACATTGACCCATGTCTGATAATCCAATTCTGCCGGGTCGATGTAGGTTAAAGCTTCGTTTAAATCAATCTCGTATTCCATTATTCACCTCGGTATTCTGATGGAATTATGCTGCTGGGCACTCTCCAACCATTAGCTGCTATTCGTGTAATAAGCCTGTTTGCCGCGTCAAATGTCCATTCTCCCACGTGCTGAAAGCCTTTGTTTTCAAGCAGTCTGATTTGTTTCGGAGTTGCAAGGCCTGCGGCTTTGCGCTTGTTAAGGCGGTCAAGCAGAAGCTTTGCTTTACCCGAGCATTCTATCTCATTCGGGAATATGCCGTACTTTTCAAGCGCGTCAAGCTGCTTTTGCGACGGCGGCATCATCTCCCAGCCGAACGCGGGGACATAACTCGAAAGATCTTCTGCTTGAATGGACATTTCGAACTGCAGCGGATCCACAAGCTTTGATTTGCGCTTTTTCATTTCGGCAAGCTGCTGAGCAAGCGCCTCCTCGCGCTGTGCAACAACGTCCTCGGAAGCCTTGACTTCGGCTTCTTCTATATCTACAGGCATTCCCGCAGCGGCGATATTCTCGGTCATCTTCTGAGCAACTTCCTCGTTTTCGCAGATAAGATGTGCGGGTCTGCAAAGCTCGTGCCGCTCAGTATGCCAAAGGAAATCAAGCAAAAGGAGATGGTCTTTGCCCTCGCAAAGCCTTGTGCCTCTGCCTACCATCTGACAGTAGAGGGAACGCACCTTTGTAGGACGAAGAACGATAACACAGTCAACGGATGGACAATCCCAGCCCTCAGTCAAAAGCATGGAGTTACACAGAACGTTGTATTTACCGCTGTCGAAATCAGCGAGTATCTCTGCTCTGTCATCTGAATTGCCGTTGACCTCTGCTGCGCGAAAGCCTTTTCTGTTGAGTATCTCACAGAACTTCTGCGAGGTCTTTATGAGCGGCAGAAACACAACGGTTTTGCGGTCTGAGCAGTATTTCAGCATTTCCTCTGCTATCCCGTGCAGATACGGGTCAAGCGCGGTGTCGATATCGCTTGCCTTAAAATCTCCCGCTTGCGTAGCAACGCCCGAAAGGTCAAGCTGAAGCGGGATAGTCAATGCCTTTATCGGGGAAAGATAGCCCTCCTTGATGGCTCTAGGGAGTGTATATTCATAAGCGAGGCTGTCGAACACCTGACCGAGATTTTTCATATCACCTCTGTCGGGGGTAGCGGTCACCCCAAGCACCTTAGCGCTGTCAAAATATTTAAGTATCTTCTGATAGCTGTCAGATATGCTGTGATGCGCTTCGTCAATGATGATGGTATCGAAATGTTCGGGGTCGAAGCGTGCAAGGCGCTTTTCCCTCATGAGGGTCTGCACACTGCCAACGGTTATCCTGTTCCACGAATCAAGGCAGCTTTCCTCTGCTTTTTCTACAGAACAGCTTATGCCACAGGCTTTAAGTATCTTATCTGCCGCCTGTTCAAGCAGCTCGCCTCTGTGTGCGAGTATGAGAACGCGCTCTCCGTGTCTTACGCAGTCCTCTGATATCTTTGCAAAAACGATAGTCTTTCCGCAGCCCGTAGGCAGTACGAGCAGGGTCTTATTGTTGCCCTGCTCCCACTGCTCAAAGACCGCCGCTTTTGCCTCTTCTTGATACGGTCTTAAATTCATGATATCTTACCACTGACCGGGAGTGTACACTCCCTGAGGCGCAGCAGGCACTGTCTGAGGTGCGGAATGTACGGCGGGCTGCTGGGGTGCCGCATACTGGGGTGTGGGCGCGTACTGCTGAACAGGCGCAGGTGTGCTCTGCGTGGAAGCGTCCGCAGGATCATAAAACTTCTTGATATCGTTGGAGTCGCCTTCGCCCTTGTCGTTTTTCCAGTGACGTACATTGATCTTACATCTACCGCGCGCACCGATGATGTTGTTCCAGTTCATGCGGAGCTTTTCGCCATGCTTTTTTTGACCTATTCCCACAAAGAACGCCGAGAGCAGACCCTCGCATTTACTGTGCAGGAAAAGGTTGTGTGTAAGTTCCTGTGTTGTGCCGTCGGGCATATCCACTCTGAGTTTCACGATAGCCTTAGGACAAGGCGGCAGCTTTTCGCTTCCCTCGTGTCTGCCGCGTTCAAAGCCTGATACCGTGAATGTGTAGTCGCCTTCGGGAATAATGACGAAGTCGCTGTCCTTTTCAATTTCGTCGTCCCATGCAAATTCTCTGTCAAAAACTTCTGCCATAATGATTGTCCTCCATTAAAAAAATATTTTCTTTTGGGATTTCCTCCCTTGCCGATTTTAACATAGGGTCTGATGCAAAAAACTGCATTATCTGTTTTCAAGTATCATCTGATGCACCTTGTCCCATGCGCCTATAAGTACGCCGTTTACAAAGTCCATAGGATAGTCTTTTATGGGCATATCTGCCGGAAAATAGCCTTTCATGCTTACAACTTTGCATATTTCTTCCTCGGTAACGCCGGTTGCTGTCATGAGTTCTGCAAGCGCAGGGGGTACATTCGCCGCAGACGCTTCATTCAGCGTTTCAGGAAACTGCTGCTCATAATACTCCGCAGGAGGCTCTGTAGGGAGCGGAACGGGATAGCTTTCATTTACAGCAGATATTGGCGCGGCCTGAACAGGCTCGATGATATGGCGTATCTGCTCATAGTCCATCGGGATCTCCTCGGGAAGACCGTGCCTGTTCTTGGCGTCCCAGCAAGGGTGATGCGAGGTGTAAATAACTCTCCTGCCGCCTTGTGCCTTATGCTTTTTTCCTTCCTTATCAACTGCAACGGAAAGGGTCTTGTAATTTGCAAACAGCACCATATCCGCCCATTCCTTTACAAGAGGAGCAATAAGGTTGGTAGTCTTTTTGCCAAGCTTCAGCTCCCAACGGTCATATGCTCCCATTTCGTCGGGCTGTTCGAATTTGCGCAGAATAGCATGAGCTGTCAGCACCACATTGATGCCGCTTTCAACAACCTCGCCGAGAAGATTGAGAAAGCGTCCAAACTCCTCTTTTTCATAAACATAACCATTACCGTAGCCGAAATCCTCAATGCCGTTCTTGCCGTGCTGCTCGCATACAGCGGTGATGCAGAGTGCTTCTGCCCAGTCTGCTGTGTCAATGATAAGAGAACGGCAAGGCTTGTGCTGCTTAACATATTCAACCTGTGCTTTCAGCATTGCCCATGAAAGCGGTTTATCCATTCGTGCAACGTCCATATCGCTTGTGCTGCCCTCGGTGTCGATAAAGATCGCGTCGGGGAATTTAGCCGCAAGACTGGATTTGCCTATACCCTCAGGACCGTAGATGACTACTTTCTTTGCGTGATGAAGCTTTCCTTTTGTGATATTCATTAGAATGTACCTGCCTTCCATGTTGTAGGCTGCTCAGCAGGAGCAGCGTTCTTTCCGTCCTCGATAATTATACTGCACTCGCCGCCCGTGCTTACTCTTGTAGCGATGACCTGCAAGCCCTCCTGCTCAAGCCATGCTCCGAACTCCGCGAGAGTGTCTGTATCCATCTGTTCAAGCTTATCAAGCAGCACAAAGCCGCATTTGGGATTAAGTCTGCGTACTATGGCAGTAGCCACGCGAAGCTGCTCAGAGCCACTCATGCAATCCCAACGACAGCCGTTATAAAGAAGCTCTCCATTCTCAACAGATAACCCCGAGAGGGGGAGATCTGTGCTGCTGAGTAGGTCTGTTTTCTGTCTGCGAATATCGTTTATCTGCTCGGTCAGCTCGTCGTACTGCTTGCCGAAGTCCTCTGCCTCAATCTCCGCACGCTGCCTGTCAAGATTTGCTCTTATCTTGGCATTTGTAGCTTCTATCTCAGCAAGGCTGCGCTCTATCTCGGCAGTGCTTTCATCTTGGAGATCGGTTGCTGATTTTCTTGCTATATCCAAATCAGCAGATAGCTTTTCAAGCTTCGTTCCGAGTTCTTCAAGCTGTGCGGAAGTGTGATCGTATTCCTGCTGAAGCTGTGCAAGCTGATTTCTCTTGCGCTGATTCTCGCCGTTGCGCGCGAGTATCTCTTGCTGCTGCTTTATAAGTTCTACAGCGGAAACAGGCTCGGCAGGAAGTCCCGAATATATAGGCAGCTCCTTTGCATATTTCGATTTCTGATCGCGTACTCTGCCTATCTCGGTGCGGCGGTTATACAGCCTCTGTTCGTCCGTTTCAAGGGTATACAGTTTATCTCCCACACCGATTATGCGAAGCAATATATCGGCTTTCTCCTTTGAACTGCTCTGCATGAATTTAGGGAGATTGAGCGCAAATGCCTCAACGAACTCATTAAGCAGCTGCTGACCGCCTTTATTTCCGTTAGGGTCGATTACTTTAAGGTTTGAGTTGTTGCCCGAGCGTTCCACGACAAGACCGTTTGAAAGCTCTACTTTCAAATGCGGAGGAATGACCGAGCCTTCTCTGTTCGGCTGTGAGGGCTTGAAGCGGTCACCGCCCAGCGCCCATGCTATAGCGTCAAGCACGGAAGTTTTACCCTGACCGTTCCTGCCGCCTATCACTGTAAGTCCATTTTCGGCAGGGGCAAGGGTTACCGCCTTAACGCGCTTTACGTTCTCGATTTCAGGTTTGTTGATTTTAACCATTGTTATTACTCCTTAGTATTATTTGTTGATGCACACATCTCCGGCAGATTCGCCCTCACCAGCGCGGCGGGAACGGTGTTGGTTGTGAGTTCTGTCATGTGAGCACCTCCGCTTTCGGCGGATATCCGTTCTGTATGAGCATTTTATTGATTTCGTCCCAAGAACGCTTTCCGAGGTTGCGTATCCGCGTAAGTTCCATACAAGAAAGCTTGGCAATATCTCCGAGCGTGTTTATGCCTGCTCGGCGCAAACAGTTATATGAGCGCACCGACAGATCAAGATGTTCAATTGGAGTGTTGTCCTTTTTCTGACGTTCACGATCTGATATTTTTTCGACTATATGCGGAGCACTTTCTCCGATAAGCTTTTTCAACTCGTATATTTCTTCTTTCAGAGAAAGTTGCTGCTGCTCCGAAAGCATAGCTGCGACACCTTTTTTAAGATACTTCGCTCTTGACGGGTGACGCAGTTTTCGCAAGGCTCTTGCAACGATCTGCCTAATTCTTTCCCTTGTTATGTGCTCGGCTTTTGCTATCTGTTCATAGGTCATGCCATTGCGATAACGCATTGAAACACATCTCCGTTCGCGTTCCATCAGCTCCGTAGCAATTACGTATTCTAGCGAACCTTCCACATCAGCTGGGTGTTCGAAATCTTCTCCCATGATCTCATAGAGTAGATTGAATGGATATTCAATTATATCAGCCATACTTGACAATTTCCTTTCTTTCGGTTATAATAACCTTGTAAAACATTTTGTTTGCGCCGTTTCCTAACTGCAATTAGGGGCGGCGTTTTCCTTTTTTCTCGGGCTTATCTTTCGAGACCGCGCCCGATACGATAACACTCGCCACTGCCAAAGCCGTGCCGATTAAGCCTTGCACCAAAAAGGTGCTTGTCCATATCATGGAATATTCGGCCTGTGCACACGCATCAAAGGCTATGATCAGCCCTACCGCAAGCATGGCTATGGCTATTTTTTCACGTTTCAAGACTTACTCTCCTTTGTCATGGTAAGTACATAAGGACAGCCCTTGAAGCGTATCTCATAAGCGGCGTTCGGCTCATTTGCCTTGTGGTTATTCATAAACCACTCAAAAACCGCTCTGATAGCCTCGTCAGTGTAGTCCTCTTGGCTGCCTGTCGAAACGAACACCTCTGGATCCGTCTTACTGGGCTTCACATTTGTGAGATATATCCTGTTCCCTAAGGCTGATACCATTAATTTCTTTGCCATGATTTTTTCCTCCTGTAATTGTTGTTTTATTTCATTCGGCTGTGTCGCCGAGTGATTGCTTGTAATTGTAATCAAACGCCATCAGCTTGCACGCCCTGCATCTTACCGCAAGCGTGTTACCGCGCTTTGATACTGCCGCCGCAGCCTTTTCTTCGCCACACGCGGGGCAGCGAAATATACACGTCGCATCGTGCGATAATCCGATACGCGAGCGACGACCCGCTTCAAGCAGTTGCTGTTGGTTGTGGCGGCGGTCTATTAAAATCTCTATCAAAATTCCCTCCTATGCTTGTCCGATATTTTTGAACGTCCATTGTTTATTATGTCTTGGCTTTTTCCGCAGCCTCTCTTTTGCGCTCAATATCTTTCATCGCCTGTTTGAGCAGCAGACGGCTCGCTGTGTCCTCAAATATTTTCCTGTCAAGAGCCTGCTGTTCGGGGGTACGATTAGCATAGTAGCTGTCATCTATCTTGCAGATACAGCCGTCAAAGTTGTAAGTTGCTACGATTGCCATGATATCACCTCCGTTATAATGTATGCTGTGGGGTTTGTACAGGTTGCTTATTCCTGTCCCTCAAAAACGACCTCTGTATTTGCCGCAGCGAACTCGATCATCTTACTTGCGATGTAAGTGTTTGACAGTCCTGTCCGCGCGGATATCTCCTCGACAGCGTTGTACGCTTCGGGTGTTATCCGCATCACGGGGCGGTCATTCGCGTTCAGTTTCTTTGCGGGGCGCGGAATTTTGAAGATGAGCTTGTCCATGTTATCACCACCTTTCTGTTTTTTTGTGCATTTTGCACAATGACACTTTTAAAACTACCTTTAAAAAGTCTTTAAAGCCCCTTTAAAATAAAACAATGTAGAAAATCCACAATATGAAGTGTTACCTATTGAAATTTTATCCAATATGTTGTATAATTGTAATATCAACATAAAGGAGGTGTTACAATGGCAAACACAAAGCAGACAAGCAAGTCTGTGGCTTCCAAAGCTTCAAAGATACTGTCTGACAATCGTTACAGTTCCAATTCCAAAAGCGTAGCTGCTAGCGCATTGTCTCAGACCAAAACTAAGAAGTAATCGGGCACTCGGGGGTAGACGGAAGTTTATTCCCGAACTTCTTTGTCCGAAGCGAACAGATACTTCATATCCGTTTCGGGGAAGAATTTATCCTGTATTGCGAACATCTCATCGCGCGTGAATTGTGTTTTTTCAGTTACCTTATGCGACATGGCTTCTTTTGATATACCGATAGCCTTAGCAATTTTATTGCTCGATGTTTTTGTTCGGTACATCTCGGTTTTAAGGTTTAGTAACATATCTCACCACCTTATTGTTTCTCTAGTTATCGGAAAAGCAACTTTTAATTCAAAAAAAAGCTGCAATCGATACCGAATTTGTTGCAGATAACACATACTTCTGAAAGATAGAAATCTGATTGACCATTGATTTTCTGACTTATTGTTGACGTTCTCACAGCAAGCAATTCAGCTAAATCGCTGTATGTAAGCTGCTTTTCTCGAAGATAACCCTTAAATTTCAAGTAGGGTTTATGCTTCATAGTTTCAATACTTTTCAATTTCTCACCTCCTCTGCGTTGCTTTTGCGATAACATAATAATATCACATTTTTGTTGCTTTGTCAACAACTTTTTCAAAAATAAATTTATTTTTTCATAAAAATATATTGATTTATCGAATTTAATGTGATAATATATAGTTATCGGAGGTGATAACAAATGTTCACAAAAAATTTGAGATATTTTCGGAAAAGCAACAATTATTCGATGGACAAATTATGTAAAATATACAATGAACGATACAATGGTAGAATGAATAAAAGCACTTTAAGCCGATATGAAAACGGAATACAAGAACCTATGTTTACTGTTGTGAAGAACCTAGCTGAAATTTTTGGGATTTCCGCAGACGAGCTTATGGATGATAAAACATATGAGCCATACGTTCCTGTTAATGAACGTGTGCCATACTCCGAACCCAGCAACATCGCGGCAGTCATCCCGAACAGCAAGATATACCAGATACCTGTATTTGAAAGCGTTTCTGCGGGCTTTGGAGCATATGCAAGCGACTGCGTGATAGATATGTTGCCAATGGTGATAGAAAATACCTACGATGTCCCCGACACTATTGCAATCAAGGTCACAGGCGATAGTATGTACCCCAAGATTGAGGACGGTGATATTATAGTTGTCCGCAAGCAGGAAAGTGTTGACAGCGGTGATGTAGCAGTGCTTCTGCTTGACGGCGACGAGGGTCTTGTGAAAAAAGTTACCTATGGTGAAACATGGATAGAGCTGCACAGCTTCAATCCCGAATATAAGACGCGCCGCTTTGACGACGAGGAAGTGCTTAGGCTCCGAGTTGTCGGCAAGGTGCTGAAAGTGGTCAAGTCGCTGTAAAACAAAAAACTACCCTGCTCGAAGGAGCATGGGAGATTAGTAATAAGGAGGATACATATGGAAACTCAAGAAAAACAAAACCAGGATTTTTCCGAGAAAACGCCAAAAGAATGTCGTGATCTGACCTCGCACAAAGAAATAGAAAAAGAAATTAAGGCTTATAAAGTATTGTGCAAAAAAAAGCAGGAAGCCCCAAAAGCGAATGCCACTCAAATTGACACTCCAAACACAGCAGGGGACAAAACAGACAAATATACGTCTTTCGCCGATATGAAATCCCAATTATTAGATGAAATAAAAACCTATGATAAAGACGAACGCGCAAGAGTATATGAGTGTTATAAAAACTACGTTGAACAAACGAATGTTTTTATTTCCAGCATAATTCCTATGCTTGCTGCATTTGCAATAGGTATTTTTTCTTTAGCTTTCACTATTGAAAATAGTAGCATTAGCGAAAGTACACATTATATTGCTGAAATATGCGATATTCATTCGACGCGTTGCTTGGTTGAGTATAATCAAGACAACAATATACTGTCATGGATTACACTTTTAATAACATTAGGTGGATTGGCTTTTGTTATTATTTCTATGGTTCGTGATTCCGATCGTTGTATAAATAAAAAGGGGTTTTACCAAATGATAATACAGTTAATCGAGTCTATCGAAAAAGGCGAAACCGAGAATAGTACTTCAAACCCTACCAATAAGGATTGTGCTGCTCCTCAGGACGAAAATTCCGATAAAGACTCAGAAAGGAGCACCCCATGCCAACCGAATACGCCATCTACCTCCGTAAATCTCGTGCTGACCGTGAAGCAGAGCAGCGCGGGGAGGGTGAAACGCTCGCACGTCACGAGCAGCTCTGCCTTGAAGTCGCAAAAAAGCAAGGTCTTACGGTCACGGATATCTACAAAGAAGTAGTTTCGGGCGAAAGCATTGAAGCGCGTCCGCAGATGCAGCGGCTTCTTGACGCAGTGGAGCAGGGCTGTTATGCAGGCGTAATCGTGGTAGAAGTGGAACGTCTTGCCCGCGGTGATACCATAGACCAAGGTATTGTCGCGCGTGCGTTCTCCCTGTCCCACACTAAGATAATAACCCCAATAAAGACCTATGACCCCGAAAACGAGTTTGACGAGGAGTATTTCGAGTTCGGCTTGTTTATGAGCCGCCGTGAATACAAGACCATAAATCGCCGCATCCAGCGCGGCCGCGTTGCTTCCGCAAAAGAGGGTCGCTTTATCGGCTCAACACCGCCTTATGGCTACGATAAAGTGAAGATCGTTAAGGATAAGGGCTACACCCTCGCTCCAAATGGTAACGAAGCCCCTGTTGTACAGCGTATATATGATATGTACAACAGCGGTATAGGTATGATACAGATAGCAAATGCACTCGACAAGGACGGCATAAAGCCGCGCAACCGCGACTACTGGAGCAGAAGCACTATCAGCGATATTCTTCGTAATCCTGTGTATATCGGCAAGATACGTTGGTCCTATCGGCCCGATGTCAAGCAATCGACTGGCGGCAAGCTAACAGTGCGGCGCATTAAAAATCCCGAATGCATAATGGTCGATGGTCTGCACCCCGCGCTTATCAGCGAGGAATTATTTGAGGAAGTACAGAATAAACTTCAAAACCACAAAAAGCCGCCGCTGAAGCTTGAAACAGGGCTGCAAAATCCGCTTACAGGGCTTATCTTCTGTGCAAAATGCGGCGCTACCATGACGCGCATAGGAACAGGCTCACATAACCCTCATGCAACACTGCGCTGCTCAGACAGGCGCTGCACGACCGTTTCAGCAAGACTTGATGTGGTAGAGCGCTATACTATAAAATCGCTCGGAGAATGGCTTGAAAAATACAAGCTGAAAATAAAGCGCGAGCTGCCGACCGTCATTGAGTTCGGTGTGAACGAACGCGCGCTTAACACTGCACAGGCTGAGCTTGAAAAGATCGATAAGCAGATAGCAAGCACCTACGACCTGTTAGAGCAACAGGTATACGACATCGAAACGTTCCGTGTGAGAAATCAAGCCCTTGCAAAGAAAAAAAGCGACCTCACAACGGAGATCGCGCATATTCAGAATGATATTGAAAAAGCTGAACAAAACCGCATAGCTTACAGTCAGATAGTACCGCGTGTTACAAATGTCCTCAACACATACTACACCCTTGATAACAACGAGGACAGAAACGCTCTGCTGAGGTCGGTCATTGAGAAGATACTATATCGCAAAGATATGCCTAACCGAAAGGGAGAGGGCACTAAGGCGACGTTTGAACTTGTTGTGATTCCACGTTTTTACAAGAAATAACCTATATCATTCATGTGCGTATGTGTAGCCCCACTCATAAGTCATAAGTATAACATAATCCGCTATCTCGCCCTGTGCGGCGTAATCGTGTGCCTCATAAAGCAGCCCCTGCTGATCTGCTGAAATCTTCGGCGCAAGCGCCACCGTCAGGATATATCCAAGCCCGCGCACGCGCTCTGCAAGCTGCCGCAGAAATTCATTGTATATCTCGCGGTCAGTAGGAGCTATGTACTCCATATCCATGTTTACGCCGTAATAGCCCTTGTTCTGAAGCTCCTCAATGATACCGTTAATAAGCTTTTCCCTTAGCGCCGCGTCATTAAGAACAGCTGAAAGCGCGTCAGTGTCGAAGCTTCCGTCATACAGATTTGTAACCACCATCAGCGGCATTACTGCCGAGCGCACCGAGCGGTAGATAAGGTCATCGTCTGCGGGCGCGATAAGGTCACCCTGAGGGGTCAGTGTGTAGCTGAACGAGCTTAAAAAGGTCAGAAACGGCAGTACGCAGTTCAACGAGCTTTCCGTTATCGTGGGATATGCATAGCCGTTTACTATAGCATCGCGGCGCTCGGTATTCATTCCTACGGGTATCATCACCGTGTCGCCCACGCGGATATTCAGCGGATTGAGGTTTGGGTTAGCCTCCAAAAGCGCCTCCAGCGGCACACCGTATTCCTGCGATATGGAATACAACGTCTGCCCCTCCCTAATAATATAGCGTATACTGTCTGCCATTATCAGCAGACTTTGTCCCACAACAAGCTGCGAAGCGTTTCTAAGTCCGTTGTCCGCCGCTATCCTCATCGGCGGAATACCAAAACGGCGAGAGATACTGTTCAGCGTGTCGCCGCTTTCTACTGTGTAGATTATCATCAAAGCACCTCCAAAACAAAAAAGAGATACCAACAAAGATTGGTATCTCAGAGACAGTCAAAAAAGTCGTATTTTCAGGCGAACGAGAAAGTGCCGAATGCTAGGAGCCTGCGCTGCGACTAGGCTTTGTGCCTGTTGCAGTGCAAAGCGACGACGCAGACGGTGCTTTATCGGCAGCCTGAGAGATACCAACAAACATTGGTATCTCATTATATGCAGGAAATGCCGTTTTGTTACACCTCGGCGTAGACCTCGTCAGCTTCGTCGTAGTCGGGGTGCTCCTCTATCGTATTCAGCGTGCCCTCGCCCTTGAACAGCAGCTTCAAAAGAACAGGCGCAACAATGGACGAAATTATTATAAGCAGTATTACCGCCGTAAAGCTTTCGGGTGCAAACAGGCCGCACGCAAGTCCCTTTTGGGCGACGATAAGCGCGACCTCTCCGCGCGTCATCATGCCGACGCCGACTTTGAGGGCGTCCTTGTTGCTGTATCTGAACACCTTTGCCATAAGTCCGCAGCCGATTATCTTTGTTATCAGCGCCACGCCGACAAACGCAAGTCCGAACCACAGCAGCTCAAGCGTGAAGCCGTCCAGCGTGGTCTTAAGTCCGATACTCGCAAAGAACACAGGGCCAAACAGCATATAGCTGCTGATGTCCATTTTGCCTGCTATGTATTCCGCGTCACGCAGATTGCACAGGATTATTCCCGCAACGTATGCGCCCGTAATATCCGCAATTCCGAAGAATGCGTCTGCGCAGTACGCCATAGTAAAGCACAGCGCAAGTCCGAAAATGGGAATACGGCGCTGATGGAAGAACTTCTTGTCAAGATACTTGAACAGGAAATATATCA